AAAACATTTCGCGGAATGGAAGGTATTGGTTACAACGCAACTTTGTACCTTGATGGCAAAAAATTTGCAGAAGTTTTAGATGATGCACATGGCGGTGAAGTAAACATTGATTGTTTTAACAAAGATGACTATGCCATCTTGAGAAATTATGTGTTAACACTTCCTAAGTGGAAAAGCGACTTTTCAAAAGAAATGTACGACATGACCGTTGGCTTGTTTGTGGAAAACATGATCAACAAAATTTTGGATGCAAAGAAGTTGGAAAAAGCAAAGAAAAAAGGCATTTGTTTCAAACTGAATACTGATAACAAAAACACTTTTAGAACCATTAATACCCATGACATGGCAATTGCAGTTAACCACCTTGACAAGCAATTTGGTAGCAATAATTACCAATTTATTTAAAAAATAAAAGCATTTATGTATTTAGAAGATTATGAAGAATGGCGGTGGGGTCAAATCCTTACCCGCCAATCAGACTACAACCCCGACAACCAACCAGAGGATGAAGAAAATGAAATACCCCAGAACGATGAATGAAGCATTCCCCAAGACCGTGGAATACAGCGCGGCAATTGAAATCCACGAACCCCGCATGGCGATCACCGAAAAGATCATCATGGTGCTTGCCGTGTGTGCTGTTGTCGTGCTGATTCTTGACCTTTTTATTTGGAGAGCATGACATGAACGCTAACGAAATTATTGAATCAATCGCAACCGTTGCTGACCGCCAATATGTAGGCGAACCAGCCGCCTACCGCTTGGCCTACCACGTTGGGCTTTTGGAATCCCATTTGCGGGGCTACATCCAAACCTGTGACGTTGCCCAAGAATACATCAAAGAACTGGAAATGAAATTGATTGCAAAGGAATCGGAATGAGAATGATCACCTACTCACTTTTGTGCTGGATGGCTTGGGTTACCGCTGGTTGTTCTAGCTTGTCAGCACCCCAAGCGCCTAACCAAGATTTAATTGTTGACAAACACGTCCAGCCGATGGGCAGGAATGAAGTGATTGACGCTGTGCGCCAATGCGAATCCTCTGGCCTCCGCGCCATCCCGCTATACGCCAAACGCAAGATTAATGGCTACACAGTCGAGACTGTGGTGGAAGTCACTTGCGGCCCTAAATACGCTTATTAAGGAAACATCATGGAAACACCAATTGGGAAACAAATAGCCGCCGCCTTTGTCAAAGCACAATCACAATTTGGCAAGGCGTTAAAAACGTCTGTAAACCCTCATTTCAAATCTAAGTATGCTGACCTCAGTTCCTGTATTGATGCTGTTGTTGGGGCTTTAAACGCTAATGGCATAGGTCTTATGCAACGCACCTATGAATGCAAAGACGGGGTGATGGTTGAAACAATGTTTGTGCATGAATCTGGGGAAGTGATGGAGTGCGGAATGCTTCATGTACCAGCCAGCAAACATGATGCAATGGGTTTTGGGAGTGCCTTGACTTATGCGCGGAGATATAGCCTTTTGACCGCCAGCGGCCTCTCACCAGATGACGATGACGGTGTAGCGGCATCCCGCCCTGCACTACAGATTGATGCAGGAATGATGGCAGACCACATTGCCGCCATTGATGCCAGCGCCAACAAGGAGGAGTTGCAAACCGCTTACAAAGCCGCCTACGATGCTTGCAAGGGCGACCAGAATTGGATTGCCAAGGTCATCAAAGCCAAGGCAGACCGCATTGCCAAGGCAAAGGAAAAAGCATGAGAAAAAAGAAAGAAATCGGTCTTGAGGAAATAACCCTCAAAGACTTTATCGCCATTTTTGCCATGCAATCAATCTTGCGGTCTGGTGGCGTAATCAACCCCGAATCTTTTAAACAGGATTCGGAACTTTCATACAAGATGGCAGACGCAATGATGGAGACACGCAATGGAAACTGAAATCATCCAAGGTTCAACCGAATGGTTTTACCAACGTCTGGGTAAGGTCACCGCCAGCAGAGTGGCAGACGTAATCGCCAAGACAAAGACGGGTTACAGCACTAGCCGCGACAACTACATGGCCCAGCTTGTGGTGGAACGCCTGACCTTTACCAAACAAGAGTCATACACCAATGCCGCCATGCAGTGGGGCACAGATACCGAACCATTTGCACGGGCGGCTTATGAGGCCGCACAGGGCGTAATGGTTGAAGAAGTGGGGTTTGTGCGTCATCCAACAATTGAATGGGCTGGTGCGTCACCTGATGGGCTTGTTGGGGACGATGGATGCATTGAAATCAAATGCCCAAACACCCTCACCATGATTGAAACGCTGCTATCCCAAAAAGTGCCAGGGAAGTACTTTACCCAGATGCAGTTTCAGCTTGCTTGCACAGGGCGAAAGTGGTGTGACTATGTGGTGTTCGACCCAAGAATGCCAGCTAAAGCGCAATTGTTTGTCAAACGGGTTGACCGTGATGACACATATATCGCAGAAATTGAGGCAGAGATTGTCAAATTCTTAGCCGAGGTCGATTCTCAAGTTCAGCAGTTAAACCAATACATTGAAAGCCAGCCATGAAATACGACATTAAATTTCCCGCCCGAACTTACAAAGTCCAAGGCGTTGACAAAACTTATTGGACAACGCACGGCACTTTGTGGGTGGATGACAAAACCCACAAGATGACTATCCAGCTTGATTCACTTCCGCTTTACAAAGATTTCACAGGAAAAATGTGGGTTTTTGAACAAAGTGAATTTGCACCTAAAAACGATTTTGGTGGTGCGTCCCGTGATGGTTTACCTGATGACGATCTGGCGTTTTGATCATGCTTAACTTTCCAAGGGCAAGGAATTCTGACCCTGTGACCTCGTTTCAAGCAGCGGATTCAGCCAAGGAATTGGCTAACAAGCACGGCTTGCTGATCGTGGATTGTCTCCAGCGTTTCGGCGCAAGGGGCAAAGATGGCATCGCTGAACTGACTGGGTTGGATGGCAATCAAGTTGCACGGCGGTTGCCTGAGTTAGCCAAGATTGGCTTGGTGGAATTAACTGGGCAAGTTACTAAATCAAAGTCAAACAGGGCAGAACGTGAATGGCGGTTTGTACCTATACAACGGGAGTTGATATGAATGAAGAAGATGAAGCATTTGAAGAACTCAGTCGCAGACAAGGCGATTGGGGTATGCAGGGGTCACGCAAGCACCAGATCATGCGGTACGCTGAAAATGTTGAAGCAAAGGAAACAAGCATGAAAGCACGAACGGTTTTTATTGCCCTAATGACGGGCAAAGGGTATGCAGAATCTGAACTTGAGTGGGACGGTGAAAAGTTCATAAATCAAAACATGACCATGAAGTGGAATTACTTTTTGCTTGGTTGGGAAATGCGGGGGGTGATGTGATCAGCTTGTTTTTAATCCTATGCCTGGGCGCTGCCGTTGTGGTGGCAGTCGCCTGGGTATTCGTTCAAATACTGTTATGGATGGAAGAATAAACCCGTGTTCCTGCTTTATCAATGATTAACGCCTGTTTGCGGGGTGCGCCAGCATTAGGAATGGATATGTGTGTCCAGCGGTCAAACTCTCGGATAACTTGATCGTAGCCAATCCCAGAGGCAATGATCGCCTTGACCACTTCATCAGGGGTTATTCCTGGCACACGAATATCGGCGGCACAACCAATGCGGTGTTGGCTTGTGTCTTTAGACCCTACGGCATCGTTTACCGCTTTACTGCGGAACGCACTGTTAACCATAATCGGCTTGCCGCCAAGTACAGTTTTGATTGTTTCAAGGAATTCAGCCAATCTTTTAAGGTTTGCAAGTTCGGTTTCATTTGGTGTGTTCTCCAGTTCCCGATGATCTGTGATCGTCAGTTCTTCCAGGGTGAAATGGGGTGAAAGGTTCATTTTTTGGCTTTCATATCGGCAAGTTTTTCAACCGTGCGGCCTCCAAAATAGGCTAAGAAAATGATCTGCCCCCATTGCCCCAGCAACTGGACGTAACTTTCCTGGGCGTTGTAGCCAAAAGCCGACATCATGGTAAAAACAAAATAGGCCACAAAGATGGCAATTAACGCCATAGGGCGAATGTTCTTTGACAACCAAGAATCAGAACCCATGTCAGCTTTCCAGCGGTCTGACACGTTATTCATTTCCACTTCAAACAGCTTGGTTTCGTTAGCCATCTTTGCCAGTTCGCCATCCTGGGCCATTTTTGCTAGATCAAGTTGGGCTTTGGCTTTGGCCTCGGGGTCTGGGATAAGTTTGTCAATTAACTTACCGCCAACGTTTAGCAATGCGTCAAGTCCAAACATTAGTTACCCCTTTAATTCAAAACTTAAATTGGCATGGCGGGGGTACTGCACAACTCGTTCACCCTCGGGACATTTGTATTTGATGGTTGCCAGCAAAGTTGCCTTGCCTTCAGCAATCTTTTCTTTTCTCACCATTGTGAGTTGATAGGTAAAGGTGTCAATCTCTGGCCCTGCTGGGCCGCTGAATCGGCTTGCCGTGGTGGTAGCCTCATGCACCATACCCGCCGCATCCCGAATGCTTGGCGTAAAACTTTCAACAGAGCAGTCATCCCGCTTCTTGATTCGTGCAACAGTAACGTTAATGGGTTGCCCAGCCTCTGCCACAATTTTAAAATGCTCTGGTGACCATTCAAGAATGGCCCGATCAAACCAGCCAAACTTGTCGGCTAACGTGTAACTGCCACCCAGTGCGGCAACGCTTGCGGCAACAGCGCCAATGGCTTTGGTTAAGTCAATCATTCTTTTCCCAGATTAATTTGATTTGCCAATCCAATGGGACACATAGCCCATTGCACTAGAAATGGCAGACACCAGCGCCATGCCAGCCCAGAACCCGCCTCGACCCTGATTGGCAAGGGCAACCAGTTG